TATCCATAATAGATAAGGCTATCAAAAATGCCTTGACTTGTCAATAGTTCTGGTTTAATTTTATTCAAATGAAACATCCATTAGAAGAAGCCTACGATAGTTGCATGATGGCTTACGAGCAATCACGCACTGTTCGTTCTATTGGACGGAGGACTTTCGCCCAGCAACTGCGTGAGACTCGCAGGAAACTGAACATGACTGTCAGGGAGCTGGGCGAAAGGATCGGAGTGACTGGATCGCTCATCAACCAGATTGAAGTAAACTCCAAGAGCATTCTGAAAAAAGAACAAGTAGAAAAGATTATCGAACTATGCGTGTCTTCCTTGAAATCGAAGAGGGGAAATACAAGCTCCGAGTCAGTCCATACGCCGCAGAAACCCCAAGTCCCATGCACCAGCGAGGGAAGCCCTTCCCCGATAGCTACAGTCCAGAATACGAAAGCATGGAGCTGGCCTCCATCGGACTTCAAGAACTAACGGAATACTTTCAATGCTACGAAGAAACACGCCACTTAAAGCCAAAACGGGGTTCAAAAAAAGGGGCGGCAAGTTAAAGGCATATAGTGACCGAAGGCGCGAAGAGAATGAAAAGTATAAAGTAGCTAGAAACCTTTATTTCAAAATGAAACCAAACTGCGAAGTATGCGGTTGTCCTGCTACCGATATTCACCACAAAGCAAAACGTGGGAAGAATCTTTACAATATGGAGACATTTATGGCAACATGCCGTTTGTGCCACAATAAAATTCACGACAACCCTGCATGGGCTAGAGAGTTAGGCTATTTAATTTATGATCACAAATAATACGTTTGAGCCTCGCGTCATCTGCGAGGGAACTGAAGTAGAAGAGAACCAATACAAGATTCTTTTCCAGCAGAAGTTTAACCAGTGCTGGGTTCCAAAGAAGGACATCCGCCTCAAGGAAACGCTAGGACATATCGGCGGAGAAAAAGTTATCCGTATCGTAGTTCCAGAAGAGGTAGCGAATATTCTGGAACTTGAAGGGATAATGGATTAATTACCAATCTCCATTATCATCTGATGAGTAGGCATCGTCATCAGAGAATGATTCAACTGGCTTTTCCTCCCTAGACCAGAATCGGTTAGTAGGAACAACTTTATCGTTTCCGATAAATACTAGTCCATACCTCCGCGCCATCTCTAGGCAGTAAAGATAGCTATCCGCCAAGTCGGGCGAGAACCCAGTTCTTCCCTTAAAGTCATCTTTAGTCTCTACAGAAATCTTCTTGGACTTAATCGTGTATCGGCGGAGGCAAAGTTCCCGCGCCAGATCGGAGCTAGTATCTACACCATAGAGAACTCGACTCTTGAATCCATGATAGGCTGAATACCAATATTCAGATACCAACCTATCATAAACATCCTTACACGGGCGTTTATCAACTTCGGCGGCGATACGCTCGGTAGGTTTACCCATAGAAGAGATGAGTGCGATTGCGGAGCCTGTAGCGTCAAATCGTAGCCACTCACGAATAATAGCCTGCCCGACTCGTCCACCATCACCGGAAACGTCCATTCCGAAGTTGGATGGCTTTACTCCAGCCGACCTACAATAGTTAACAACTTCAGTAGCCAATTGGATTTCAAACTCGGCAGCGGCATTGGCTGACAACTGAATGACCTTCTGACTTTCCAGATACATGACACGATTGCGAGTCCCGCGAACGTATCCTAGCTTGGCGATAGTCAGAACGCATCGGTCTCCACCAACTGTAAACGCTGTATCGAACCCGGCTACTTTGGTGAATCCTTCAGAATCCCATAGTGGTTCTTCGTTTGTATTAGCATTACGGATCAGATCGGCGGTGAGAATTGTTTGAGCGAATCCAGACTTCGGCCACCAGCCAATAGCGTTACGAACATAGTCAACAGCATTCTCGTCGCCATAACACAGCTTGAGCATATCCTTCTGCTTCTCACGATCCATTAAGAATGGAAATGGAGATGGTTCATCAGGTGGCGCGGCGAAGTTAGGAGAGCGCATACCATTGTAAAACAAACACACTCCAGTTCCTGTCTCCCATTTATCCATTTCTGGATTAACAGAATCAAAGTTAGAACAATCTTTAGGCATAGCCCAACGAGTGTGCGGGTTGTCACCAGCGGACGGGTTTCCAATTCCAATGAATGTCTTATCATTGTTTGATGCTAGGTTTGTTCTTGCGGTAATCGCGCCCAACTCCATTTCTGGCAATTCATCAAGAGCAAGACGAACCCTGTCATTCTTACGACCACGGGTTGTATCAATAGCCTTTTGGCCTTCATTACCGGATTGGAATGCGAGAGCTTTTATCGCATTACGATAATCTTTATCCTCATCGTTGGATGCGCCACCCCAAACAATCATGTGGCGATAGTCGATTAGTTTACCTATTTGAACGCGAGCGCACTTCCAGAGTTTAGAGATGATACCCCAGATACGATCTTCAGAAGCACCGAGAGTTGTAGTAGCAACCCAAGAAGAAGTGCAGTGCGGGGCGGCACACCAATCAAGATAAATCCAAAGACCAACAGGAAAAGATTTACCCATCGAAGCCGCACCAGCTAAACAAATATCTGTATTGTTGCAAAGCTCCTCAAGAGTTCTTAACAATTGGGTATTTGTATAGCCACGATTGTAGATAGAAACTTCAGTCGGCCATTGGAGTTTTACGGCATTGATGAAATGTTCGTGTGGCGATAGTAATTTAAATTCAGAAAGACTTATGTTATGCCTAGTGCAATAACTTCTGCCATATTGCCCTCTAGTGATAGCGTAGCAAAATAACTCAACGCCAAGATCGTCGAGGTTCTCTGGAAACTGCATCCCGTATCTACGAATTCCTTTGTTTGAAGAAAAAGCTCTTGACATATCAATAAGAAAATATATTTTGATTTCAAAAGCAAGATGAAACTAAAAAACAAAAACCTAGCGCCAATTGGGGGATGGTATTGGAAATACGAAATCAAACGCGATAAACTCACGTTTCCTGCAATTGTTCATGGAAGCACTTGGAATTCTTTAATCAAGAATATCGAAAAAGACTATCGCGCAAATAACATCGAAATTCCTGATAACATCGAAGAGATGGTAGAAGATCAAATCTGCCAACGCCAACCAAGTGATCGTTGCTGGTATAGCGATGGTCTTGGAGACAAGATTGCTCAAGCCATCCATACAGTTGCAGCGATAACTGACAAAGTTTTGAAAACTAAACTTGAACAGAAAGCTAAAATATGTCCTTCATGCAATAAACGTAGGGCCGTATTGAATAAATTATCGTAAACGATAAAACATATGCTTTCCATCGGCCAAGACAACTTCTCACTTGCCACTCTAGACCAAGATGGCAAACCACCAGAAACACGAATCTCCAACGCTAATCATGCTTGGAACATCGCAAATCACTTGAGGTTGGCAAACATCGGGCGCGAGAACAAACGCTTGCGTATCTATAAGGCTTACAAAATGTTTCCGCCTACAGGATATAGCAAGCTCGCGGAGAAGCGTCTCCCTTGGCAATCTGATGTAAACTACGGACAGCTTGGATTCATCGTAGATAACCAGAAGTCCAGTTACTACGATGTAATTACGGAACGTCAGGCTTGTTGCACGATCAAGACAAAGTATGGAAACGAAAAAGAACGACTCGTTAACTCTGAAAACATTTCCATCGCATTTGACCAAGCAATCCGCGAATGGCCCGGATACCTCTACAATACAGAGCAAGACCTTGAGGAAATGTTGCTGTATGGAAAGGGAATTGGAATGTGGGATTCACCTATGGGATGGATGCCAGAACACGTCTTCCTATCCGACCTTCTCTTTCCAGACGACATTAGGATCGACTTCTGCAACCTTGAGGAGTTTGTTCGCCGTGTCCGTCTGACACCATACGAACTCTACAAGAAGATCGAGAATCGTGCGGCGGCAGAAGCAATGGGATGGAATGTAGATGCGGCTATTGATGCGATCCGTTTCCACCGCGCATTCAGCAACCATCGCAAGACCCGCGAAGATTTCTTCCGCACGATCAGCGAGGCAGGATTCAACTGGTCATTGTCGGTTAACCAGAAGATTGACCTATACGAAGTATACTGGAGGGAGTTCGACGGCAAGATCAGCAAGGCGATTATCCTCCAAGAC